TTATTAATGTGATTTACCGAGCGACCATATCTAAATCCTCATTTAGATTACCACCAAATAGGTCTCTAATCAAATACCTACTGAATTGTGTTAGAGTCAAAATTAACTGCTGACCTGTCTCATCATCTTTATAGCTTATTAAATTTGTGTTTGCTAAAATGTTTGCACGGCAACATGGGCATGTTTGCTCTCTAACCAGCCAACTAATTAGAGCTTCATATTTAAAAATATGCTTACAGTTATTAAATACACCCACAATATCATCTGGTTCAAATTCTTCTTGTGTAATAGCACAAAAGGTTTCCACAGGACTTACAACATCACTATAGGTCGTCCTTGTAATATGACGGTCGATAGCAGCAGTTAAATTAGCAATAGACATATCTCTATAAATATCATTAACTGGTGCTTGTGGTGGTTCTGTTACTGGTTCAACTACTTCAGTTGTCGGCTCAACAATTGGAATTTCGGGTAATGGTGATGCTGGTCTCTCGGGCATATTTAGTCTGCGGCGTCTATTATTGCTGGTTCTCATATAAGAACTCTCGTTAGACTGCTCGTTATACGCATAATCCATACAATTAAACATATGTGCGATAACCTGATTGGTATGGTTCAAATATGCGGCGTTATTATTAAGGGTTGTAATAAAACCATTAACTGTATTTACATATTGCTGATAATCCGAATTATTTTGCATATTGGATATAATTATCTATATTATATATATTTTATAAATATGTTTAAATACATACCATATAACTAATGTAGATATGGATATGTCGCTTGATTTAACAAAATATAAGGATAAGGGCTTAACTGGTTTAGCCAATCTGGGCAATACTTGCTATTTAAATTCGTGTATGCAAACTTTGTCTCATTGTTATGAATTTAATAATATGTTGGATAATATTGATTTTGATTCTTTAAATAAAACACCAGATAGTGTTCTGCTAATTGAATGGAATAATTTAAGAAAATTAATGTGGTCGCAAAATTGTATTGTTGCTCCACACAGATATGTAAATACCGTTCATAAACTATCGGCAAGTAAAAATATTGAACTATTTAGTGGTTTCGCTCAAAACGACTTACCTGAATTTCTGGTATTTATAATTGATTGCTTTCATGATTCTCTAAAAAGAAAAGTTGAGATGAATATATCAGGGACATCACGCAACGAGACAGATGATTTGGCGAAACAATGCTTCTCGATGATTAAAAATATGTATTCTGAAACTTATTCCGAACTATTAAACCTATTTTACGGAATTAATGTTTCATTATTGTATTCCGAAGACAATAAAACACTCTTATCATGCAAACCAGAACCATTTTCGTTAATTGATTTACCAATCCCCGAATCTATGCAGTCGTGTAACATCTATGATTGTTTAGATTCCTATGTCTATCCCGAGAAACTGGATGGTGATAATGCTTGGTATAATGAAAAAACTAAACAAAAACAGAATGTTAATAAGTCTCTTAATTTTTGGAATTTCCCAGATGTTCTTATCGTATCTTTTAAACGATTTAATAACTACAATCGCAAAATTAACACCGTAGTTACTACTCCACTTACAAATCTGGATTTAAGTAAATATGTTGTTGGCTATGATAAAGAGACATACGTATATGACTTATTCGGGGTGTGTAATCACATTGGTGGTTGTTCGGGCGGACATTATACTTCATTTGTAAAAAACGCAAATAACAAATGGTATCATTTCAACGATACTAATGTAACCGAGGTCAATCCAGCAAAAATAATTACTAATAGCGGCTATTGCTATTTTTACAATAAAGTTTCAAAGTAAAAAATTTTAATATAAAATAAAAGTTTATTTAACTATTATTTTATATAATATTCATTTATATATAATAATATGAATTTTTTCAATAATATAACACGAGATTTCTATGATAATGTAAATAATATCGGCTCTAATCCATTTGTTTTAGTCGTGTTAATTTTTATTATATTAATGTACTATGTTCTTTTTGCATTATTAGGTGATTCATCTGAAACTTCAGGTGGGTTTGTATTGATAGAAGCAATTTTATGGGCTGTATTAATTTCGTTGGTTTTTATGAATGGGTTGGCTTATTTTTTTAATATTAATGTAGTCACCGAAATAAAAAACTTATTCAGTGAAACTCCTGAAATTCAAATTACATCCAATACAGATACTAATGTAGAAGATGAAAATGATACTGTTGTAGAAGAGGGACAGGAGAAAAAACAGGGGCAGGCACAACCAAATGCTGTAGTAGATTCAAAAGAGGTTTATCACGTTCCTGGTAATAACTTCACCTATCACGACGCTAAAGCCGTATGCAAAGCGTTTGATGGCGAATTAGCCAGTTATGATGAATTAAAAAACGCACAGAAAAAAGGTGCGAGTTGGTGCAGTTATGGATGGACTAAAGACCAGTTGGGACTATATCCCACAAGTGAAAGCAACTGGAACAAATTACAGGACAAAGAAGGACATGAACATTCGTGTGGATTACCTGGTGTAAATGGGGGATACGTATCAAACCCACACGTCAAATTAGGTAGCAATTGTTATGGATACAAACCGAAAATAAGTGATTTAGAAACAAATTTATTGAAAGAAAAAAATATCTACCCCAAAACAAATAAAGAAAAATTATTTGATCAGCGAGTAGATTATTGGAAAAACAGAGTAGGTAATATTTTGATTTCTCCATTTAATACTGATAGTTGGCTTAAAGTTCCATCAGTTTAAAAATACGTCACATTAAGTGTGTCTAAATACCTAATATCAACTGATTTTTTATCTATTAAATTACTTGCTAACGTATTAAACGTATCTAAATTATGTTCGATAATATCAATCGCTCTATCCAGTCCATAATTGATTAAATCAATTACAGCCGCATCAATTTCCGACTTTTTATTCTCGCTTAATGACGTCTGTGAGTTATCTGGTGTTGGAAGCATTCTATTTACAGAATCACCCTCGTTGTAATATCCAAAAACATCTATATAATTTCTCGCAATCACGTCTGCGTGTTTTAAATCGCGACTGGCTCCAGTGGATACATCTAAATCGCGGACTCCTGTGAATATTTTGTCGCTTGAATAATTAGATTTCGCAATAAAAAATTCATCTTGTTTGATAACATTATATAAAACCATTTCTGCTGCTCTTCCGCCCATCGCTACTATCAAATCGGCAAGTATATATTTTTTGGTGGGATAAGAGATATAATGCTCCTTGGGAGTAATCAGTGTATAACCACCCGCACCGTTGGTATTCGCTTGAATTGTTACTTTACGAACATCAAAAAAATCCCTGAATAGCATCGCAGAGATAGCGTGGCCTGATTCGTGATAAGCAATCAGTTCATCTTGCATTTTATCAGGTGGCTTTGAAGTCATAGGTAATCCAATCGTAATCTTTTCATATGCGTCAATTAAATTTGTAGAATTAATCGCCGAATTATTCTCGCGAAGCGCTAAAATAACCGCCTCATTCGCCATATTTTCAATATCCGCTCCTGAAAATCCAGATGTTAGAATTGCGATTTCATCTAAATCGGTATTAGGCATTACCTTTTTACGCTTTAAATGGACGTCTAAAATTTTACGACGACCAGATACATCGGGCAATCCCACCCGCACCTTCCTATCAAACCTACCAGATCGAGTTAAAGCTGGGTCTAATATATCGGCTCTGTTTGTTGCCGCCAATACAATAATAGATTCGGTTTGCTTAAATCCATCCATGCTTGTTAAAATTTGATTAAGTGTTTGTTCCCTTTCATCATTTGAACCTCTTCCATCACCCGCATCACCCCTTTTTTTACCAACAGCATCAATTTCGTCAATAAAAATTACACACGGAGTATTTTGTCTCGCAATAGTAAATAAATCTCTTACACGGGATGCTCCAAGACCAACATACATTTCTACAAATTCAGAAGCGGATACTTGAATAAATGTTACATTTGCTTCGCCTGCTACTGCCCTCGCCAGAAGTGTCTTACCTGTTCCTGGTGGTCCCTCTAATAGAACCCCCTTTGGTACTTTTGCCCCAGCAGACTTATATTTATCAGGGTTCTTTAAAAAATCTACAATTTCCTGAAGTTCATATTTTGCTTCATCACATCCTGCTACATCAGCAAAAGTAATATTAATATCATTCTTGCGAAATGAAGATGATGGCTGATTACCAGAATTCATTGGATTACCACCACCAATATTGTTACGGCGAGGGTCTCTGCGACGACCTTCATAGCGAGTTTGTAGTTTGTCGTCATTATTGTTTCCGAAGTCGTGGTATTGAGGATATTGAACCTTACTACTTCCACTGCGAACACGGCAACCATAATAACTACCAACCGATGGTTCCCCACCCATATCATTATCTGTTAGTTCTTCTTCCGAAATCTTTTTATATATTGGAAGCGGTTTATCAAAATCGGGCGTATTCATCATCGCAACTCTACCTCTGCCTGATACTGTCGTTGTTAATGAATTAATTCTCAACGCATATACATGTGAAATTAATAGTGGAATTAATAATTTAGTCATTCTGTATTATTTAGTTGATTAAATTATTATATTTAAGTATGTTATAAATAACATATAGTAGTATGTGATAATTTTACTGCTTAAATCAAGCAATTTACTTTTTATTTTTTTTGCTTTTATTCGCTTTAATTGTTTTTTTAAATTTTTTGGTTGTATTTTTATTGGATTTGTTAGATTTATTGTATTTATTAGACTTGTTTTTATTAGAGTGTAATTTTTTCTTTCTTGTCGAATTATTATTAGTTTCATCAACCGAATTAAAAAACTTAGAAAACATATTGTCGTCTATTACCTTATCACCTAACACAGTGGTGGTTATGATTTTTGAACTTTCTTTTATTGTTTCAGGTACATCAATATTAAAACCAGGCAGAATAGCCAAATCTTTATGGTTTTTCTTATCTATGTTTAATTCACTTAATAATTTAAACATTTATTATTATAATATGCTAATATTATTTATATAGTTTATTCTTTATTATAAATCCTCTTAATAGACGAGACATTTGTATATGTTCTTTTCTCTTTTATAAATTCTAAAAGTTCAGCCGCTTTATTATCATCCTCTAAATATTCATTAAAGCATTCTAATAAAAATTTATAACCAATAACATTTGCTTGGCGTGTTTCAACAAATCGCAACTTACCATCACTTATTTTAATTACTGGATTTGTTATATTATCTGAGGCTAAATTGCTCATAATTGAGTTCCCTAATCCATTTTTCATATCTCTAATTTGTTTTACTTGCTCGTTTGCTTTTTTGTGTTGATTGTCCAGAACCACCCACTTTTTAATATCGTCTTTTAGGCTCATTTATATATTTATTATTGATAATTTATTTAAATAATTTATCAATATTTATTTTAATCAATATTTATTTTGATTAATTTTTTAGTATTTAATAATTAAATACCTAATGCTTACTTGCGGCTGGAGCGGCTGGGGCGGCGGGATTTCTTGGCGGACTTCTTCGAGGACTTCTTGCCGGCTTTGCGCGACTTACGCGCCTTTAAGTACTGGTTTAGGAGTAGGAGACTGGCGGGGACGGCGTTGGCGGTGGTGACAATACCAGCCATACCACCCTTCTTCTGGCCTCTACGCTGGGACTTGCGCTGGGCTTTGCTGGAGCGACCACGACGGCCACCGTTCTGTAGGTTGGTCATTGCTAAAGTCATAGTATTTTATAATATATGGTTAGATAAAAAATTTAAACATGAAATTTACAATTTATAATTTACTCAATTTATTATTATAACGAATTAATAATATTAATACTCCTAAATGTAATAAAAAACTACTTAATATAAAAAATACGAAAAAGAATAAATACATTGATATTTCTTTAAATATAGAATCTGAAATCGGTCGTATAAAACACCTCATTTCTTCTTTAAATTCTTCTGAATTCAGGGTTTTTAAACATTGTTCTAAAACTATGTTATTTTTCATTACTTACATTAATAAGTATTATTTATTTAATTATTTATTGCGTGTTATATTATTCTATATTTTATTGTTATATCATAATTATTAATCATGAATAACAATACTATATTTGAATTGGACAAAGAATTTAATTTTGATATGCTAAATTTAGGTAATCCTACACTCATTAATAATAATAACTATTCTTGTAAAATCAGCCATGGTAAAACCGACAAAAATCTATATATACAACTACCCAAATGCTCTACTAAACAAGGTATTGTTAAAACAGCATCTAAAACATATGCCGACCTCAACTTTTGTATGTCAAATAAAAAAGCGATGGATTTTTTTGAAAAATTAGAGAAATATTCTGCCGAGCAGATTTATATCAACCGTGATGCTTGGTTGGCTGATACTGAAAATATGTCTAAAAACGATATTGATTATTTAATGCAATCCACTACACGACCATTTAAACAGGGTAAGCGTTTTTTGGTTAAAGTACATATCAATCCTGATAAACTTAAAATTTATGATGAAAATGAAAATAAAATAGATATGGACGACATTAATGATGCGTGTGAAT